CAGATAAGGAGAGAATATTTATATGATCTTAAAAAACATCATGGAGAAGTTGAAGACTGTATTATCTTTGGTATTAGCTGTATGTCAGGTCGTGCTATCTTATGGCATGCTATTATGGAAAACGGCGCAATCTTTTATCGTCTCCCAATTACGGCTTTTATTCAACGTGGTTATGAACCCGCAGCTGTTCCACGTAAGAGAATTGATGAACTGGAGCTTTGGAATTCTTTTAGTTATTATCCTGCTGTTACTAGTTATGATATTCTAGACGGACAAGCAGGTAAATACATAGGCAAAGATAAAAAATGGCATACTGGTAAATATTTATTTACTATTGACTTTGCTCATCCAGAGAGTAACATTGTTGACACTGATCATTCAGAGATCCCGCATGAACATAAATGCGCTCACATACTTGCTTTAGATGACGGCAACTATGCTGCACAACCTAACAATCGATTAATTTGGGACTTACCTTCTTTTACAGTGAAGGACAACATTCCTGATTGGAAAGTGCAAACGACTGAATGGAACGTAGAAGATACACAACAGTGGCGAACTGAAGACACTGATAATTTCTTTTACGAAATGGAGGAAAAGAAAAATGATTAATGTAGTAAATGGAATATGCATGGACTGTGGACATAGACATAGAGGAATCGCTAAATGTAGTTTTTGCGATTGTGTATGGGAAACTATAAAATTAGTGGAGGAAAATATGATTAAAAAAATTTGGAATAAAATAAAAAATTTTTCTAGAAGATTAATATTTTGGACTAGATAATGAGCAAAGAGGGCCCCAATGGATTACAGATTCACAGCATTTTTAATATTGTTATTGTGTTTATTGGCTATCTTTGTAAGGCCCTCGCAGCCATTGAAAATAGATTCTAAAGATTATATACTTCCGCTACCAAAACCAAAAATAAATGAGTAAACAACCTTTAAATATATCTGAATCAGCTGCCGTGCAGATGCCGATGAAGACGGTTGCCTCTCTAATTTTACTTGTCGCAGCCGGCGTGTTCGCATACACCGAGCTGACGGCCAGGTTAGTTTCACTGGAGACATCACGTGAGTTGTTTGAAAATGATTTGCTTAAAAAAAGTGAACAGGTCCCTACCGATCAGGAGCAACATTTTTTAATCGAGGATCTTTATAAGACCGTAGAGAAAATGGAAAAGACTCAAGAAATGAATATGACAAACAAAGTTAATATAGAATTTTTAAATACACAATTAGAAAAAGCACTGGCTGATATTGAAGAATTAAAAGATAAGGTAAGAGAAAATGGAAAGAATTACTAGACAAGTGGTACAATATATTTCTGACATGGAAAAGAAAGCAAAGCAAATGAACTTTGTTAAAAATTTAAAAAAGTCTGTTGAACACGGCAAACATGGTACACAAAAATATGTTGTCAAACAAGGTGAAAACAAAGGTAAGATATTATGACAGGTTTATTTTTTATCGGGTCTTTGGTTTCAATTATTATATTATACATACTAATTAATGTGAGAAAATATGACTGAGTTAGTGGTAGCCCTACTTATGATTGTACAAGGAGAGATCAAGGAAGCACGTATTCAAACGTCAATGTCTGAATGCCTCAAAGGGGCACGTGTAGCTAAGCGTCAGTTAAAACCTGATGGACATGTCAAATATCAGTGCATAAAATCTATGGCAGAATTAGAAAATAACATTGATGGTTCAAAGTCAATTAAAAAATTAATATTGGAGTAATTATGAATCTTTCACGAAATTTTACACTTTCAGAGTTAACTAAATCAGACACTGCAATACGTAAAGGTATTAACAATAATCCTAATGCAGAACAAATAGAAAAATTAAAAGCATTGTGTGAAAATATTCTCCAGCCGGTGCGTGACCATTTTGGCAGAGTTAAGATTACTAGCGGTTTCCGTAGCGTAGCATTATGTGAAGCTATCGGCAGTTCGGCAAGATCACAGCATGCAAAAGCTGAGGCCGCCGATTTCGAATGTATTGGCGTAGATAACGCTGAATTATTTGATTGGATAAAAAATAATCTTTCACCAGATCAATTGATTCTCGAATTCTACACTCCAGGCGAACCTAACTCTGGATGGATCCACTGCAGCTGGATTGAAGGAACACCAAGAGCATCTTTCTTACACGCTTATAAGTCAGAGGGTAAAACAAAATACAAACCTATATTAGGTTCAGCGAGGGAACTTGTCTAAAATTAATTTAATGAGAGCGTTTAGTAATATTGACACTGTTCATGGTGTATGTGAAGAGTGTAGTGAGGATACAATTTTAGTTGCAATCGTTAGTGAATATTACAGATGTACTAATTGTGGACACGATACCAAACAACATATCAATGGCAGCATTAGATATTTAAAATTATCAGAAGATGATAAAAAATTTATAAAAGAACATGGCAAAACAGAAGTTTAAAAATTTTGTACCGAGACCAAAACCTAAAAAAAGAATTAGGGTCCATAAAAAATCAAAAAATAAAAGTGAGAAACGCAGCTTTAAAAAATATAACAGACAAGGGCGTAGACCTTAAGTATTTTCTTCTTTAGATGGGTCAATAATATTGACCTGTTCACAAGAAAACTTAGGATATAAGCGGTTATTTACTACAACATCTTCACTAAAATCTCCTTGATATAATATATCATACGACTCAGAAAGCCCATTCCGAACACAATCATAGTAATTTAATTGTTCTTTAGGGTATTCAGGAGGAATAGCACATTGTTGGTTTACAACCGAGCATATGTATATAGTTAAAAAAAATTTCATATTTGCCTTGACTACTATTATTTTATAGGATAAACGAATAAAATGTTAATTACAGAAAGGATATAACAAATGACTGATTTTAACAAGTATCAAAATATCTCAGTGAAAAAAGAAGTGTACGCTAAGATAGACAAAATTAGAAAAGTGATAGTACCTGATGACCCAAATGTATCAAGGGCCCAGGTGGTTACTATTCTAGTAAACAAAGAAGCCAAACGTTTAAATGGCAAAATCAAAGACTAACCAATACAGGAGGAAAGTATGAAATATACATTAGTCAAAAGAATAACGTTCTCTTACAAGGGAGCGACAGATATAGTGAGTGTGGTAAGAGAAGCTGACTCATTAGAAGATGCACTTAAATATAAAGTAGGTGCAGAAATGTTAGAAGAACCGGCAGACAATAAAAAGTTTGAAGTTCTTATTAGCATTGACAATGCATTTGATTACATCAAAGAGCCAGCGAAACCTTTGCTGCTTACCGATGAAGTTAAAGGTCAAAAAGCATCTTAATGACGGAACTTAGAGAAGGTCACTTTGAGGTTATAGATAGTAATAAGGCTAAAAATTTTGACAAACAAAATACTGCCAAACTTAATCAAGCCCGTGAAATCTATAACCGTACCAATGGGTTACAAAATATTTCGGAGCATGAACTTAAAAAATTTAACGGGTTGATGAAGCACGGAATATGATGTCAGAAGCCGACATAAAAGAATATCATAAACTAGTTGAGAAACTAGAACTGCTAAAAAAGAAGGGGACTCCGACAGATGATCGGGGTCCAGCCGATCTTACAAAACGAATTGAAGTATTAGAATTTAGAAACGAAAAGCTACACAAGTACAATGAAAAACTAATTGAAGAAGTAAGATCTCTTCGATCTAAACTATACATAAAGGAGAACTAATGATTACTGGAGATAGTGCAGAGTATAACTTACTTGCAAAATGGGCTGATCAATTAAGCCCTCGAGATTTTTATTTAACTGTAGAGATAGGAGTCAGAGAAGGTTATGGCTCTGATGTCATTATGGAAAATCTAAAGAACCGTCCTAACTTTCACATTGGTATTGATCCTTACGGAGATATTATTTACGACCACGTTGATATGCCTCCAGGTACGATTCCTAGATGGACAGACTTTGAAGGTAATCTATTGTACAATGATGATGGGTCTTACAAAATACCAACGTACCCTAATTCAATGAAACAGAATTTTTTAGAGGCGTTCAAGAAACACGAAAATTTTATATTGTTTCAATTAGAAGACCAAGAATACTTTAATGCGTTTGGTAATGGTGTGCCTATTTATTATAAAGGAGATAAAAAAATTATAAACAAATATGATTTTGTTCATTTCGATGGACCTCACACTACACAAGCTGTTTTAAACGAAGCTTTATTTTTTGCTAATCGTTCTAATCCTGGTGCTAGATTTGTTTTTGATGATGTAGATACTTACAACATGAAACATATTACTGAAGCTTTAACCTACTATGGTTTTAAGCTATTAGAAAAAGGTGGAAAAAAAGTTTGTTTAGAAAAAACAAATCGATTGGTTTTATAATGGGTTATAAGAATCCTCACGACGAACGACGAGTACAAAAGGATTTTGAATACATGAACTCGGAACGAGGATATGTAACAAGATGTATAACTGCTAAGTTCAAACCTAGTTATAAAAAGTATGGTGGACATACTCCTAAAATAGACAAAAAAGAATTTTGGCGATTGTACATGAATCATATTATTAATATGAAAGAAAAATTTCCAGGAACAGATGGTAGAATCTGTAGGTATTGTGAGCAGAAATTTACATTTAAAGCTAGACGTGGAACTAGAGGTAAAGGGTATCAAGGACGTAGGGGACAAATAACAACTAACTTTAGTATAGATCGATATGACCCGAGACTAACTTATATGACTGATAACATTGTCTTTTGTTGTGTTGCTTGTAATGATAAAAAAAGAGATAGTAATCCAAGTGACTGGTTAAATTATTTAAGAGTTGGAATGGAGTTTAAACGTGATTAGAATATTAATTGTATTATTGTTGTTAAGTGGATGTGCTAAAGACTACGACCTAAACCCTTGGACAACAGTTTTAAAACATACATTGAAAGGAAGTTATGATAAAAATAAATAAAAAATTTTATTACCCGACATCGACTCGAAAAATAATTGATGGTAAAAGACATTACCTGGTGGGTGACGAAAAGTTACCAAGTGTTACAAGTATATTAAAGGCTTGTGAAAGTGAAGAGAAGAAAGCTTCATTGGAAGCGTGGAAAGCTAGAGTAGGAGAGGCCGAAGCCACAAGGATCACGGACAATGCTGCATCAAGAGGGACTCTCATGCATACGATTCTTGAAGGACATATCTTGAATAGACCGGTCATAGATTTAACGCCGGAAGGACAACTAGCCACCAATATGGCAAGACAAATCGTGGACCAGGGATTAACAGGTAAGCTAGAGGAATTGTGGGCAGCTGAATGTGTTTTATTTTATCCTGACATGTACGCAGGGGCTAGTGATGGAGTCGGAATCTACGAGGGCAAAGAGGCCATAATAGATTTTAAACAAACCAATAAACCAAAAAGAAAAGAATGGATTGAGGATTATTTCTTACAACTAGCAGGATATGCTATTGCTCACAACCAAATCTATCAAACTAATATCCAGTTTGGAATCATTCTAATGTGTAGTAAAGACCTATATTACCAGGAATTTCGCGTAGAAGGTGAAGAATTCAAACATTATGCGAACGAATGGTGGAAAAAAGTAGACCAATATTATAGGCAGAAAAAAGAATTTGAAGAATTAGTTGACAGAGTCGGAATGTGATGTTATATAGGATATTATATGAAAGGAATAAATATGAAAAATAAATGTAAAGACTGCGAAGGCAAAGGTTATTATACTGACGTTATAAGTTCAGGGTTAAGTGATCCAAATGATCCTTATCATGAGCCACATATTGAGAGATGTGATACATGTCAGGTATTCAGTGATGATGAAAAAGCAAAGGAGCACCATGAAAAAACTCAGTGAGTTAATAAAAGAAGTAAATAAAGATAATGCTCCCCCAGATGGTTGGAAAAAAGAAGACATCTTAAAAGGCACTGTAATTTGTAAAGCAAAGAAGTGTGAAAACTATTTGTATAAGAATGAGAGTACCAGTTTACCTGGATATTGTTGGGAGTGTGGCTAAAATACAACAATAGTGTGGCATAAATGCAACACTCTCCCTCTGGGCTAGGGTAAAAGCCCTATAGACTTTTTTTGCCAGAAAAATTTTTTTGTTTTTCAATTTACGAATCGTGGTTACAATGGTTACAATGAGTTTCAAAAGACTATTATTCGCTAATACCAACAGTTCTAGACGATATTTTTGTAACAAATCTTGGTTACAATGTGGTTACAGTGGTTACAATGCAGTAAAATCAATACTTTTAGCATCCCCGTACGCGCGCATATGAATTGAGTTTTGAAAAAAAGTTGCCTAGAGAAAAAACCTATAGGTGCTATAAGAAGATATGCGTAGAAATAAGAAATCCAAATATAGACATGTAATAATAAAAAAGAAAAGATATTACTTCTATAAAATTACATGGGCCGACATCACCGGGGATGCGGGGCACAGCACTGCTGAAGACTTTCATAAATTTAAACCTAGTACAATGGTAACGCAAGCATATGTGTTTCATAAAAACAAACATAATGTTTGGACTTTTGCTTCTTATGAAGAGGGAGATGAATTGTTTTCAGATCGTAATGTATTTCCTAAAGGATGTATAATTAAAATGGAAAAAATTAGTCTTTAACTTCTTCTACTACTTCTGCGTCAGCTTCTATAATTGGTTTGTAAGTTTTTAAAGCTTTCTCTAAAAGTTTATCTAACTCTGATTCTTCCATGTTATCCATGTCTTTGTGCAGGTGTAAGTGGTTGTTGTTTTGATAGCCGGCAGCTTTACCTCTAGCTACTTCTGCATTAATTGCAGCACTCCAGGCTTTTGATTCTCTTGCTTCATCTCGTAATTGTCCTAACTCACTGTAATGAGATTCTTTTGTGACATCATATTTTTTTAATTTTTCTGATTTTAACCTGCCTATGTACTGACTAACTAAAGGGTAGAGAGAAGGGTTTTGAAGCTTACTAGCAGAGACATAGGCAGAATTGGGATCATAACCTGCTTCAATGGCACATTCAGTAGCTGTCTTCCTACCTTCATTGGCCACGACTAAATTAGCAAATTTGATTTGTTTTTCTGTAAGTCTTTTTGGTAAACCCATGACTTGCATTATAGGATATATTTGATATATGTTCAAGTATGGTATCAGGAAAGCTGTTAAGACAGGTCTTAGATAAGTTTATGAAATCACCGGTAGCCCAGGAGGCTAGAGTCCAGGTGTGTTTACCTGACGGTAAATATTACGACATCCAAGATATTAAATTAATGGAAAACAAAATACTTGGCGTGCGTGAAACTCATAGATTGGTCATGACATTGTATACTTCAAAGTGGAATATGGGTGAAGTTATTAAAAAAATTGATTAGCCAAAGAGTAACACACTTAGCCTAAAAAATGATTAAGGGTGAGACTAAATTTTGGCATGAAATTAAAGCGTTCAATATTAAAAATAATTGCAAATTATCATTTACACGCGTGGAAAATAGTGCTGCACATGGGACTCCTGATCTATTGGGGTATAATAGTTTTGGCCACTTTTTCACTGTAGAACTTAAGTTAAGTTTGGCTAAAAAAATTCGATTCTCTCCACACCAAATTGGCTTTCATTTAACTCATCCGAACAATTCATTTATCATGCTAAAGACCCTCGGTCCTTTAGCCATAAAACTTTATGAGGGAAGGTTTATTGAAGATTTAATTAAGGGGAAGGCAGATCCATGTGCCACGGATATGGAGTCAAGCTTTAAATTTCTACAAAACATTTAGCGTCCTACATATTATAGGACAAAGGTCAATGGCCAAAGTGTCGCGGGCCAAGAGCAGAGCTTGTGGGCGGGACCCACCCAGGCCTGCGGCCTGTGGCTTGCGGTTCATGGTGCGTGCTTGCGGGCGGGACCCACCCTATTTTTTTATTTCTGCTTGAGGGCTGGTGGAATACGACCAGCCCTCTTGTTTGCTGCCGCCAAGTACCTTGTGTCAATCCACA